TTAAAGTTAACATTAGTTAATAAAATACGCTTTTCACCCCACCAAATTAGCTTTCACGTAAAGCATAATTTAAATACATTTATCCTTGTTGCTTGTACCCCGGACAAGGGGAAGGTCCGCTTGTACCCAGGCTCTCGGATCCTGGAGCTTGTGGACTCTGGCTTGAAGCTTGAGCCTTTGGCTTGCGGGCTCGAACCCTCGGTTCGTTTGCTTGAGAGCTTGTAAGCTTGCGAGCTTGCTGCCTGGCCTGCTTCCTGAGCTCTGCATAATATTTCGGATGTTTGAATTCCATCTTAGTGTTTACCGTAACTAATATTAGTTACATCATGAGACCAGCACTGTCTACAGTCGCCGCACTTTCCGCCCTGGTCCGGGGCCGGGCAGGTTCGAGCGCCTGGCTTCGTGGTTACAGTCGACGTATGCGGCCAGCTGCCAGCGGCTGCCTGGTCGATCATGGTCATTGATAATCTAATAATTAAATTTTTTGGACATCGCTCAAGGTGGTCCCTGATCCAGGCCTCACGCGTTGGCATCCAGTGCTGCATGCCAGGTGTTAACCTGCACACTTCAAAAATTTTGTTCAGGTGGTCCAAGCTCTGGACGTCGCCAGCGTCGTGCCATCTAAATACTTTATGTTTACTCACGGCTTGAGAATTTATTACCACGGCCATGGCCTCAGACCAGCGCGGGTCCTTCAGGCTTGCCAGTCTTTTATATTGCGATTCCCGTATAGCGGGAAATCTTGTATAGTTGCCCTTCATTGCATAACAACCAAAGCAGACAGAGCCTGGCACCTTGGCCAGCTTGCCGCCGGTCTTGCATTCCCATGCTGGCAGGCCGTAAGCATATCCAGGCATTTTGTCAGGCTTAGACAGCGATATAATTATTTTTTTTGCTTCTTTTATTAACATAAGTAATTTTTCCTTTCTTATAATATCCTATACGACAATAATATTTCCTTGTCAAGCTTGCGGCTTGAGCTCGGGCGCTTGCTGCTTGTGGCTTGTAGCCATTGTCCCTGAGCCAGTCCGCGTGGATCAAGAGCAGCCGGACCATTGCTGGTCCGGCTGCATTGTATCTATTTTTTTTCATTTAACTTTTGAAACTTTTCTTGATCAAGCTTCACCAGACGCAGGATTTCCTCCATGGCGTCTGCTACTCTTCGAAGATCTTTGGTAAGTTCTTCGCCTCTTTCTTCATACCATTGTTTAGTCATATTATTTCTCCTTTTTAATTATCTTACAATATCCCAGATCCATTGTCAAGCTTGCGGGCTTGCAGGCTTGCAGCTTGTGAGCTTGCGGCCCAACGTCTTGGATTCCGGGCGCGTGTAGCGGCCGGCCCAGCGGGCCGGCCTCCTGATTTATTTTTTCTCCTGGTCTTTTTTCCATTTTTCAAATTCCTCTTCTTTGGCCCTCTCGGCGTCGCACTCCCGGCTGATCGCCTCGTGCACCGCTGACTGGATACCCATGATCTCGGACCACGTGTCCAGCTGCGCGAGCTGCCTGATGATCGATAGCTTCAGGTGATCATTATAATACTTGTCTAGGTCTTTTTTCCTATCGGTTCTCATATTTCTCCTATTGGTTAATTTGTCTCAGTATATCCCATTTAATCCCAGATGCAAGATAAAAATAAAAATAATTTTCTTGACAGGCTTGCTGGCTCGCGGCCACTATGGGGAGCCCTGGCGGGCCCACCCAAAAAAAAACATTATGGGGAGTCCTGGCGGGCCCACCCAAAAAAAAACAATTATGAGGAGCCCGGGCGGGCCCACCCAAAAAAAAAATAAAAATTTTTCTAGTTGTAGTTGCACACGACCTTTTTAAGCATGTGCAAATACAACCGACTTTTTATGGAAAGCAAATTAATAACTAGTATTTCAATCCATAAAAAATTCGTAAATTCTTTATGTTGTCTGGGGGTACATCACACTGATAGCAACACCCCAGACTAACTTTCATTTAGTATTAAGTTTTTGTAAATAATAACATAATATCTTATATAATCCCTTGACTTTTAAAGTCAATAGTTTAAATTAATTTTTATGCAAATAAATAAAAACAATCAACCGAAAGGAAACATGAGTAGAATAAGATTAAATTCCGAGTATCGTAATAAGATTGCTAATAGAATGAGAGTACATTTAGAGCAAGAAGATACACAGGAAAAAAAGAAATACGACGAATTGAAAGCAAATCAAATTCAGTTAAATGATGACGCATGGAAAGTGGCAGAAAAAATAGTGCGAAAACATTATACTGAAGATGATGTTGAAAAAGCATACTACTTACAAAATAAGTTTGAGAATGTAAGTACGATTGCAAAAGATAGTTGTTTTCATTTTCATTATATGGGTGAGAAAGAAACAAGGGACTATGACAACAATGTTAAAATAGAAGAAGCACAAATTGAGAAACATTTTGACTTTAGATTAAATGGTTCTATTTCTGTTGATAACAATTCTTCATACTCTAGTGGCGATAATGAATATGGCTATGCCCTGTTTCGTGATGAATTAAAAGCACAGGAAGATTGCAACCCAGATATTTTGATTGAGCAAGAGGGTAAAGATAACAACCCACACAAAACAAAATATGTTGATAACAATAATACTTATCTTGGTAATGATGACAAAGGTTATGGCAAACAATGGAATGAGAAATATCAGTTAGATTTAATTGGTAGAGATTATTGTAGAGATAGGTCTATTGCTTGTACTAAAGAAGAATTTTCTTTTTTGATACAATGGAAACAGGCAAAAGGTCAATTTGTTATTGCTCATCAAAAATGGATTAAATCAGTTTTAGACCAGATGAAAGAAATTAAAGTTGGTTTGAAAGGTTATAAATATTTAGATGAAGCTTTGGAACTTTGCACCGAGTTAGGTTTAAATATTACTGACGCAGAAATAATTAGAACTAATAGTACAGGGCTAGTTATTTATAATCCTAAAAATCTTGCTGAAAGAATTAAAGGCATGAAAAATAAGAATGTAGATAGGAAAGCCAAAATTGAGGCAAGACTATTATACGAAAAACAACAACAAAATAGTTTAAATTAACTATTGCAATTCTGGGGTATTCCTGTAATATCCCAGAATACTAACTAACATAGAAAGGTATAAAATGAACGCAACGCAAGACGCAAGTAATCAAGCACAAAACAAAATCAACAGACAGTTGATTGAGTATAACGAAAAACAAAACGACCTAATATTTTCAACAAGAAAGAGAATATATACTTTGGAAAAAATACAAAAAAGAGATTGTATTTTTTTACTAGGTATGAACTTTTTAATTTGTATTGCATGTATTTTAATTGCAGTAGAGTTTGGGGGTTTTACATGGTAGAGGGTGAAACTTTTCAAATTTCTTATTATGCTAAAAAGCATGGTAAGTTTATAACTCGAAATGGTAAATGGAATGACAAGTGTAAATATTGGTTTTCCAAATCTTTAAAACCTCTAATAACTTATTTTGATGTAGACGCAAATAATTATAGAACTGCGTCTGGCAGTTATTGGATTAAGAGAGGGGGAACTAATGGCGACGCATAATTGGTGTCATAGTCCAAAGTGTCATACTTATAAAACTACTGACAGGGTTCGTGGTTCTGGCGACAATAAAGTTTTAAGAACTAGAAAAATAAAAATACATGACATGAGTAATGGCTACTATTGGCAAGGGTGGGAAAACCATTTTTGTAAAGTAGGTTGTTTATTTGATTACATCAAATTACACATTAATAGGATTGTTGCTATTGCCCCTGTTCGTGAACCGAGTGAAACACCTATTAAAGTAGTAAAAGAAAAATATGAAAGTAGTAGGTATCAACATGATGACGAGGGCAATTATCAAAGAGTACCATATCAAGCAACACGAACCACAATACAAGAGGGCGACAATGACTAAAAAAATAAATATAGAAACTGAAGTTGAGTATGATAGTGATATAAAATTTCCATATCACTTAAACCCAAATATAATTAAGATGGCTTTGTACATTCACAATGCAGAAAGTGAACAGGAAACTATTCAAAGAACTGAGTATGGCTTACAAAAGTTTGGCGATAAGTTTATGGCTCATTGTATGGCTATGTTAATGCTACCATACTTAATGGAACAGGGAATGAAGTCCGATGATTACAAAGATTATATGGAAAGAAAAAAGAAGAAGTTTAACTAACCCATAATATCCCATAGGGTATGCATAAACGACATATGTTGTTCTTGCATACCCCTAAAATTTTACTATGAGGAGACCGGGCGGGCCCACCCATAGAGGTACCAGGCCCAGGCAACACTGCAATCGCAAAGCAAAGACCCCACACCCCCTAAAATAAAAAGGGATCCTAAGTTGTCACTAAAGTTGAAGATTTAGACGATTATGCTATAAGTTTTAAAAACATATTGAAGATATGCCAAACAAAAAAATTTTAGAAAAAAAATATGAGGGTTTGACCCCAGAAGAAAGTGCTAACCTACTAGAGCTTGAACGAAGCGTAGCATTGGATGAGGCCCGACCAAATATTACAAAAAATTTTTTAAGTTTTGTTAAGTACGTGTGGCCCGAGTTTATAGAGGGGTCCCACCACAAAATTATTAATAAAAAATTTAACGATCTCGCTAATGGGAAAGTTAAACGTCTGATCATTAACATGCCGCCTAGACATA